TAAACCAACAGCAGTACAAATCGAAAAAAATACTATTTACATATCCAAAAGTCGTAGCGTAATTCGTAAACTCCAGGAAATTGGAATCCCTAAAATCGTTGAAGGAAAATTAGTTGATGATGAATTACTGTTTAAATTCTAAAGGAGAAACTATCATGGAAAATAAAAACGTTTTAACTATTAACTTTAATAACATAGAAGATTTGGCATTGCAGATCGCGGAATGGAATGCAACTTTAAACCATCAATGCTGCGGTAGTTGCTCAGAGACTTCCGATACACCTATTGTCGAAGTGCGACCTGCTAACGGTAAGAGCCTTGAACTTGCTGAAGAGGCGCTCAATGCAGAATTTAAAAAGTGTGTTGAACGCGAGCAGTCTGACAAGAAGGATGTCAAAAAGGTTGCTAAAGAACAAACATCTGATAATATTCCAGTGCAGCCATTAGACGCAGAACCTGTTGAACCAAAAGAAGAGCGGACGCCACAACAGGAAGAAATTGATCCTAAAGATGCGCCTGCGCAGGAAGTTGAAAACACGTTAGATGTAACACCTGAACCTGTAGATAAAAAAGCCTTTTATAAGGAATTCCGTGAATGGATGGGCGAAGATGGGGTAAAAGCAAAAAAAGCACTTGCAATTTTTAGCAAACATGGTGTTACTCGTCCATCTAGTGATTCCTTGACAGATGATCTTATCACCGATTTAAAATCCATCATGGCAGAGAAGGAGGCTTAAATATGGCTAAGCAACAATTTAAAAGCCAAGCAGACATATGTAAAAAGTCGCTGGATATATTACATAAGGCCATTGAAATGGACCCTGGTAACGCCGAAGAGTACCAGGCGGGTATCGCATATACAGAGGATGTCATGAAAGCGTCCAATGCAATTGTAAAGGCCTTTGATGTGGTGTGTAAACCTTTGCCCGACGTTCCTAAAGAAAAAACGAAAGATCCTAAAAAGGAAGAAAAGCCAAAGCGTACACGTAAGACTAAAACCGCTAAAGAACCTGTGCCAGTTGATAGCAAACCAGCTACAGATGAAACACAGTCAGTGGTTGAGTCTAGTGTAGAAGAAAATGCTGACCTCTTTGCTATGTTTGGCGATTAAGGCGGTGGCGTTCTGTGGAAACTGTGTCAAGTTTATACATCCGTAAAATGTTCGATAGCATCATAATTGAAAAACATTATGATGCTGCTTACACAACAATTCACCATTGCGATTGCAATCACACATTTGGTGGCACATGGAACCGCAAATATAGCATGGGCTGCGGATATTATACAGGTGCGAAATATTATGTTTGCCCTAATTGTGGGACTCGCTCCGAACCATATGTACACAAAGTGATATTAACATGTGATGACGAGGAATTATTTCCTAAAGAAATGTTTTTTGAGGTCATTAATTGCAAAGACTTTCTCGATTTTCGTATTAAATATAAAGGTATCCAGTTGTTTTGGGATGGAACGTCTGAAGATGGCTCTTATAAAGAAGTTTTGCGTTTTGATTTCAAAGCCAGAAAAGCTTTTTATATCGATGAAGATAAGAGAAAACATGAACTTACAGTCGATTATATTCGTGATTCTAATAATCCGATTATGCCAATTTTAAAATACATAGGGAAATCGTATGCAGTACATGGAGTTAATAAAGAACATTTGGCCAAACTCTTCAAAAGTCTGCGCATAACGTTTGAAAAGCGCTTATCAGAACAGTGCGGATATAAAGTAAAAGATGTTTATATTCCGCACTCGATTAGTGAATATGGCGGATATGGGATTTCTATGTTGGTTAATATGATCTTAAAGCTTAGAGCTCCTGATATGCCTGCTGTCACTAAAATAATTAAAAGCAACATTAAATGGACTCCACGCTATTGGATGGGTTCCATAAGAGATCTACATTTTGATGATTCGATTTTAACTATGACTAAAAAGGGGACCGGATTCTTAGAAGCATTGCGAATTTATCATCGAGCTCCTGATAGTAAATTATTGCGCAGCATGATGGTTAATGACCCTATGATTGTTAAGTTATCAGATATGCTGAATGTTTTTAAAGACGAAAATAATCGAAGGACAATATTGACGCTTAATCGAGACAAAGGGTTTGATGATGTATCTGCAAAAATAATTAATGCAGCTCATTTAGATGAGAATATGGGCGTTAGGACTGAAAAAATACTTAATATGTGGATTGGCCTTTCCAAACGATATGGCGAACGAAATTTATTGCGGTATTTGTTAAATGTCACTGCATCAGATATCAGGGATATTGTTAACATGTACAGTCAAATAAATGGTAAGTATATAGCTCAAGTTTGGAATATTAATTGCAAGTTAAAAGACTTCCATGATGTTGTAGTTAATATTTACAACAAACAGGAGTACGGCGACGTAATTCTTCCGGAAATTCCTCAGCTACAAGCTGATGTAAACGGAATGCACTTTATGATTCCTAAGACTGCTGCTGATTTAATGACTGTAGGTAAACGGTTAAAAAATTGCGTTGGATCATACCGAGATAGAGTCATGAAAGGGACTACTGCAATAGTGGTGGTCACTGACGATGCAATGAAGCCAATCGCGTGCCTAGAATTGGACAACAAGGGCAAGAAGAGAGGCCGTCAAATGTTCGACTTAGTGCAGGCTAAGCTATTTGCTAATGAAAAGCTTAAAAAGAATGCTCAAATTAACTCGACGGTCATGAAATGGGCCAATCAATTAAAGATTGAACCTCATACCATCGATGTAGATGCCACTGTTGTATAGGAGAATGATATGAAACTCACAAAATTAGAACTACTTAACTTCAAAGGATTAACGTCCTTTACGTTAGATTTAAAAGGCGATGTTGTAATCCGTGGCGATAATGCTACCGGTAAAACGACTGTATTTGACGGTCTGTGCTGGCTCCTCTTTGGTAAGGACAGCCTAGATCGGGCTGATTTCGAAATTAAGACATTGGATGGTGGCGAACCTATCCATAAAGTCAATCACGAAGTAACTGGGACCTTTACATTAGATGACGGCGGGACGATTGAATTACAGCGAGTATATCGTGAAAAGTATTCATCCCCTCGTGGTGGGGATGTTACCTTAACAGGTCATACGACAGACTATTTTGTCGATGGTGTACCTAAGAAAGAAAAAGAATACAAAGAGATTGTAAATTCTCTGGTTGATGAAAACATCTTCAAATTGATTACAAATCCATTGTACTTTAACGAAACGTATTCCTGGCAAAATCGTCGCAAATTACTCTTGGAAATGTGCGGGGATATTGACGATGCTGCTGTAATTAATAGTTGTGAAGATTTAAAACGTTTAGCTGAGTTATTAGATGGTCGGACGGTTGATGATCAACGCAAAGTTATCGCTAGCAAGAAAACAGCTATTAATAAAGAACTTGATATGATTCCGGTTCGTATTGATGAAGCTGTGCGAAATAAACCTGAAGTTATGGCTGATAAAGATAAACTAATCAGTGATATTAAAACTTTATCAACTGGCATTGATGATGTTGAAAAACAAAAGGCCATTATTAAAAACGGTTTTAGCGCTACAGAAAAACAGTCTAAAATTCGTGACATTAATCGTCAATTAGACGTCAGACGTTCAGACATACTATCCGATTACCATAAACGCAAACAACATTTGCGCAGCGAATACGAAACGGCACTATCTAAATTAAAGGCGACTGAAGCTGAAAGAGATAGATGCATGGATAGAAGCAACGAGCTTGATAAAGAAATTGGGCGAGAAGCCAAACGCATCGAAACTCTAACATCTGAATTCGACACATTTAACTCTCAGCAGTTTAGTAAAGAGGCTTGCCCTACTTGCGGGCAGCAATTGCCGGCGGATAAGCAGGAAAAACTCGAGGCAGAATTTAATGCTAATAAATCTAAAAAGCTTGAAGAATGGAAAGGCCTTATCGATAGTGCTGCTAAGTTAAAAGGAAATTATGAAGAGCAGCAGAAAACGATGGCGTTGAAAGCTGACGGATTAATAGATGACATTACCCTACAAAGCAAGGAGCGAGATATTAAACGTGAAGAATATGAAGCGTATTCTGAACCTAATGTCGAAGATGATCCTACATATGCTGACTTAAAAGCACAATTATTCTTGCTTGAGATTGAAGAGGAACCAGGTGCAGATACCGAAGAACTTGCAAGACTTGAGGACGAAATATCCTCTTTGAAATCTAAAAAAGCAAATCTCGAGACTGAATTGAATAAATTCAAATTGATTGATGATATTGAAAATCGTGTTATTGAATTGGAAAACCAACAGCAAAAACTTGTTACCGAAAAGAATGAACTCGATGAGGCATCATATCTTATGGATGAGTTCGTAAAAGCCAAAGTTAACATGTTGGAAGAAAGCATTAACGCAAGGTTTAAATTGGCTCGTTTTAAAATGTTCAACGTTATGCTAAATGGAAACGTTGAAGAATGTTGCGAAACAACCTATAAAGGGGTGCCATACCGTAGCATGAATAATGCTGCGAGAATTAATGTCGGATTAGACATTATCAATGCATTAACTAGCTATTATAAAGTTAATGCTCCAGTGTTTATCGATAACGCGGAAGCTGTTACTGACTTTATCCCTGTTAATAGTCAAACAATTAAATTGATCGTTGACGAATCAGAGCCACAACTTGTGGTTAAGGAGGTGTAAGTATGGCAAATAATCATAAAGTAATTATGAGTACAGATGAAATGGCAGCATACATTTATACTATTTTGTCTGAGCACGAGCTAACTGTAGGAGAATCGTTATCTTCGCTAAAAAAAGCAATTAAATTAGTTAACAAATCAGTATATTATGACCATTTAAAAGAAAGTGAGTATGAAGAATGCAATTAGTACCTATCAATGTTGTAGAAAATGCTCAATATGTAAGTGGTAGAGATTTACATATGTTTTTAGAAATTGGAACAGAATATAAAGATTGGTTCCCTCGAATGTGTGAATATGGTTTTGAAGTTGGTATAGATTTCAACCCGCTCAAAAAAGAGCGAGTTCAAATTGAAGGCAATCGAGAGGTTAAACGCATTATCACTGACCATGAACTTACAATTGATATGGCGAAGCAATTATGCATGCTATCTCGAAATGAAAAAGGCCGACAAGCTCGAGAATATTTTATTCAAGTTGAGAGGAATTGGAATTCTCCCGAAAAAGTAATGGCAAGAGCCTTGCAAGTCGCTAATAGAACGATAGAGAACTATAAGTTGTCTATCTCTATGAAAGATCAACAATTAGCAGAGTTGCAGCCGAAAGCCAATTATTACGATGTTATTTTGCAAAATAAAGAGTTGCTAAGCATTACTCAAATTGCTAAAGACTATGGGAAAAGCGGAACTTGGCTTAATAAATTTCTAGCCGATAAAAAAGTGCAATTTAAACAAAGCGGTGTTTGGTTTCTATATGCTAAATATGCAGATAAAGGGTATACATCAAGCAAAACATTTATTGATGATGTAGAAAAAGCACATATGCATACATATTGGACTCAAAAAGGCCGGCTATTTATATACGATTTGTTAAAGCAAAATGGAGTTTTTCCGTTAATTGAATTAGTAGATGCCGATAAAACGGCATAGGAGGTACATAATGGGTGAAGTAACAAAAGCACAAACTCAAACACCATCGCTTAAAACTATGGTGTCTAGTGACGTTTTAATGAAATCTTGGGTAAAAAATCAGCAGCCTTTGTATCTAGTTTGATTTCTGTATCTAACAATAATGAACTTTTATCTAAAGCTGACCCTACTACAGTTATTACTGCAGGTGTGATGGCAGCCACTTTAGATCTTCCAATTAACCAAAACCTTGGGTTTGCTTATATTGTTCCTTTTTACAATAGCAAGAAGAAAATTAATGAAGCTCAATTTCAAATGGGTTACAAAGGATATATTCAGTTGGCCATGCGCACAGGTCAATATAAGACTATTAA